GCATCTTTGTTACTATCGAAATCCAATTTGTTAAATGCATCAATCACAAATATGTCTACCCCATAGATAAACATTTGCTCTTTAAACTTTTCCATCAACCAATTCCATGTAGGAAACTTGCCATCTTCTGAGCAGGTGGTATAAAGTCTTTCTTGTGCCCAATCCTTATACCTCTGTATCTCTGCTTTAGATATTCTTGGTAGACCAGCATTATCAATAAAAAAGTTCTTGCCAAAAAACTTTTCTATGAATGTTGTTTGATGAAGAGCCATTGGGTGGTGTTCGGGAGAAAAAAAGCTTGCCTTCATGTTATAATCTTTCATGATATTCATGACGTACCACTCAACAAAGTTTGACTTACCATGAGATGGTATCCCGGTAGCCACAACTAAGTGGCCTCTCATTACAGAGAATATGTTTTTAAGATTTCCAAAGCAGGGGTGTTTAGGATATATTGTAGAAGGCAGTCCATTTTCATGAAGATCCATAATATCATCTATCATGTCATCAACAGTAAATGTTCCACTAGCGGGGTATTTTTTTGATGCGTTTATAGAGGATCTTAAAACATCTTCACCCTCAATCAGATCTCCGTTTGCATCTTTGTTTTTAAAAAGGACCCTCTCACACCGATACCTTCCTAATCTTTGAGCAATCTTTTCAGATACATACTCACCCTTATCATCATTGTCTGTACATATAAAAAATTTATCTACATCTTGTAGGTATTTTTCACAGTTAATCCAAAAGTCATCATTGTCATTGGCTCCGTTTGGTATGCTAATTGTGTTTTCATAACCACACTGATGCATAGCTAAAACATCGAACTCACCCTCAACTATATAAACTTCTTTCTGACCAACTGCTGCGTTCACATTATAAAAGATAGGCTTTGTTTGTGCTGTCTGAGTAAAGTGTTTTCCTCCTGATCTATATTTTTTATTAACCAGGGTGTCGCCTTCAAAGTAATTGAAAACAATATTATTCATCTTTTCTCCAGCTTGGGGCTGAAAGTATACCTCCTCTGAAACCTTTAGATGCTTTAGGGTTCCCTGTCTAATTCCCCTGGACTCACACCATTTTACGATTCCATCAGATAAGTCTGTGTAGTTTCTCCATGTCTGCTCAGGAAGTTTATAATCTCTTACAATGCTTTCATTAAGATTTTCTCTTATAGAAATAACATCACAGTGATGACACTTAGCAACTCCCTTAGATATGTTTACACTTAAACTCCTGTCTCTTTTATTTTTTCTTTCAGGCCCACATGAAGGACAAACAACTTTATGTTGACCTGAGGTTTTACCTTTCAAGTCAATCGAGGACCACTCTATTGTTTGTATCATAGTGCTGGTTTTTTATATTGATATATTTGCTTTCCATTCATTCCTTTTCCTGTAGACTTCTTGTACCACCTTATAAAATACTGCTTGTATTCTTTTTCTGAAATGTGAGTGTATCCATTAACAGAAGCGTGGTTGGTAAAGTTTTCTATGAAATCTTTAAACTTAACGTCATTAAGAAGAAAATTCCTTTTAACTGCCTCAACCCATTTAACATTTGAAAGACAAATTTCTTGAACCCTATCTATTTCTATTAAATTATTATCATTATTACCATTATTGTTTAGTGGTATTTGAGTGGTATTTGAGTGGGGTTTGAGTGGGGTTTGAGTGTTATTTTTTGCATCCCTACCCTGGTAATCATTATATTTTACAAGGGTTACAAGCAAATATCTGGGTGTTCGTTTTGTGACCAACTCTTGGCTCGCTTTGAGTTTTTTTATGGACAACCTAATTTGGTCTCTAGACAGCTTTAAATCATGTGCAATACTATCGTAAGATGTAGCTAAAGATCCCCTAGGAATTATCTTCCCCTCGAACTTGTTGTCTTTGTGGTTGGCCTTCAGCAAACAATGAACGAAGACTCGAAAAACGTTCGGGTTTTTGTACCATTGCCAGGTCAGTATTTTTCTGTTTAATTGTATAAATGAACTTTTCATCTGTTATAAATCTTTCTCTTAATAGGGTTGGTAGTTTATCTATGATTTCCATGAGATAGTTGGCATTGTAAACCAGCTCTGCATTCATAGCTTTTAATTCATCAAAATCATTGGGAAGTGTTTCAACTAAGTGAAATCCTAACTCTTCTTTTGCGTGTTCTCTATAAGATATCTCTTCAATCTTCAAAAAAGAGTCAATAAGGGTTTTGTCTTTATGAAAATTTAAAAGATTATCCATTGTTTTTACTGCGTGAAGAACCGTTGCATGATCTCTATTAAAGATTTTACCAACCTTATCAGAGGATATGTAGGTAAATTTTCTCATACAATACATTGTAAGCTGTCTAATTTCAACGTAAGGCCTTTTCCTTGTGTGTTTATTTTCAAGCGGATTATAGCCCGTTACACTCTTGACCGCATCTATTATTATGTAAGGGTCTATTTTTTGTTTTTTTAGTTTCATTTTAATTAAATTATATAAGGGAGCCGGAGCCCCCTTATGAATAGTGATGATAGTGATTAGAATGGTAAATCACTTGTTTGTGCTTGACTTTCCTGCTTTGGAGCAGTTTTATTGGCATCTTTGTTGTAGGGTTCACCAAATTTAAGAGACAGATATGGTGTTCCACTCTTTGTTTGGCTTATCCATCCGGCAGCATCGAAATCTTTGCCGCCAACAGTAGCACTTCCTTTGTAGTCAGGCTGAGTATCTTTTTCTTTGTACTCATTTTTGAAAAGACTTCCTGTAAAGTCTTTGTGTTTAAAATCACTCATAATATTAAATTATAGTTTTAGGTATTCGACTGCCTATATTTACAGACAGGTCCGTTAAATAATCCCTGCATATCTCTATGCGCTCATACAATCGCTGAACATCCTCATCGTTGTACTCGATGTGAAACTCCTTTACCCTAAGTTCTTCAGGGATGTCAGCGTACTGAAGTCTTTCGTAGACTTCGCTCTCTAATTCATCAGGGACCTCTATCATTCCTAAGTTCCATGATAATCTTCTAACCTCATCCTGTATTAGCAGGGGAGGAGTGTCCACCAAGCAATAAGCAACAGTTGCCTTCTTGCTTTTTGTAAGGCCCATATATCCTTGCATCTGCCAATAGTAATGTTTGTTGGGCAGGATCTCTTCGTGCATTGGAAAGGTGGTAAAGTCCCAAGATGATTTAATATCTACAAGGTTTTCACCTACAACATCAGGGGTTCCACAAACAAATTCGTTTTCATAAAACTTTTCATTCTTCTGAAAATGAATTGACTTGACCCTTCCATACATTTCTATAGATTCATCCTCAACCTGTTTACCTTTATCTAAATACTTAGATTGAATGTCAGTAGTCTTACCAAAAACAACCTCCTTGTGTATTTCCTGCAGATATTTTTTGGTTGTGGCTGAAAGCAAGTCTTTCTTGTTCCTTGGACTTGTCATTAGCTTGCCTAAAGAGGAACACCTAAACAGATAATTTTGAAAGTCTAAAAGTTTCATAATTTTTTTGTTTCGGTTTCATAGATAATGTATCCGTGTTTTTTTAATAAAGCTATGCTTTTATTTATTTCCTCTTGTTCTTTTCTATAATGATTAAAGATTTCATTTTCAAAAGAGTGATGTCCTTCATTATTTTTCATAATTTTAATTTTATTATTTAAAGTCCAAAATCAGAATCATTATTACTAGCCTGTACTCTGTGATACTTTCCTGAATCAACAGGTGTATTTCTTCTTTTTGTTTTATTTGCATCATCATCTTCTGCCTCTAAAAGTAATAGAGACTGAAGGCCATACCTTCTGTAATAAGTAATTTCAGATCCTTTTTCTTGTGGTTGTTGTCTTATAATCTTTAAGCCCCTCATCTCTTCAGTGTTTTTGAAGTTTGGGAAGATTTCTCCGGTGTCGTTATCCATAACAACAGTAACAACATGGTCGTCAACAATTGGCTGAAGAATAGTCAACCCTATCTCCTTACACAAGGGTTTTACTTGCGCAAGGAGTTGGTTGATGTCAGCATAGTTACTGTTATAAAATGGATTTTTCTTGCTCTTTCTGAGCTTTTCAAGTGAAGCTATAAGTGTAGCTACCTTCTGTGCGAGTTTTGGTGTCATAGGATTCTTTAATTTGATTAAGTGTTATTAGATTTAATTTTTCATACATAGCTACTGTATCTAGTAGTTCTGTTACATGCTTTCTGTCAGTTAAACCATCGCTTTGTTTTGATTTTTTTAAAGCGTTAGTATATTTACATGCATTAGCAAGCATTTTTAACCCATTCTCATAAGCATACCACACCGCATAGGTGGGCATAATATTATAAATGTCAGATCTAGTGCCAAACATCTCTAGTCTCTCGCCTATCAACTCTAGCTTAAGTCCTGGAGCGAAAATTGCTTTACTTCCATCCATAAATTCGTGTACTAAAAAGTCTAAAGAAGCCTGGCTCCAAATAGACTCTAACATATACTTTCTTTTTTCTAAATTTAAAATATCTACCATTGTTTTATATTTGTTTTAAGTATTCTCTTCTTTTAAGAAGAAGTATTCCTCTGTTTTCGATCTTTGTTTGCATCTCTTTCTTCGTTATCTTGTGAAGCGCCCTGTTCAAGGCCAACTGAGGTATCGAGTTGTGAAGTTCCATCATTTGGTCCACCACGAAGTCTCTGTGTTTCCTCATCTTTCGAGATTCTTTGATCATTGTTTTTATCTTTTGTAACATTGTTTTTTCTTTTAGTTTTTAAGTATTCCTCCTCCATCCAATGAAGGGCAACTCTATTTGATTCCTGGTACACATGTGCCCAGCCATCAAACAGATCTTCTACTAATGATTTTGATTTTGACATGTTATTATATTTAATTTTTTTAGTAGTTCCTTGGTCATGCTCCACCAAAGGCAATATCTATATTTAATATTAAGTTTTTTTTGGTTGAGCGTTGTGTATCGGATAACACCATCATGCCCCTTTTGAGACATGACGATGATACCGGTTGGAAGTCTTTTAAACTTCTGCATTCAAGGCTTTTAACTCTTCCCTTAATGCATCTACATATGCACCCTTGAGTGCAATGATAAAACCAGTGTTAAATGCGTTTAAAGGCATCTCTACGCATAAATTTCCCCAATAATACACAACTTTTCCGTTAAGTACTGAAATGTTTTTAGGTACTATTTGAACGGTTTCCTTAACACTTGGCTTGGAAGGATTCAAATGTCTTTTAATTGTTTGTTCAGTAAGATGCTTACCAAACTTTTGAAAAAACATTTTTTTGATTGTTTCAACATCAGTTTCCTTAATGTTGCCGAGGAATTCTTTGCCCTGAAAGGACATTCTACCTCTGTGGTGTTTAATTTTAGTCATAATAAATAGAGTTTTAATTTCCGCTAATTTAAGTTGGTTTAGCGAATTAACCAAATATTGTTAACAACTTTTACCATGAAGAAGAATAATAATATTCATCTTCCGGTGTTGAGCTCAAAGAATTTTCAATAGCTTCCTTCGTTTCCCTTAGTGTTTCAAAGTAATACTCATCGTAATCCTGTGATCCAAAAAAGAATCCTTCAGCAGCAGGCATCTTATTCTCTGCTAGCTTTTGAACTTTCTGAAGTTGTTCTGGTGTCATTTTGTGAGGCATAAAAAAATTGTATTCTTTGATGATGCTATCAATTGTTTTACACAAAGATCTAAGTTGGCCTCTGTCAATGTAATACTCTCCACAGTCATCGTTTCCATCTTGTACGTTCTCAACAAACCATCTGTGAATCCAATTTGCTTTTCTCCAATAATGAACATCAAAGGTAATAGTATTTATTTTATTGAGGTCAACTGGCTCTCCACCCACAAATGCTATGCCTGAAAAAAACTTTTCTTTTGGGTTGTGGTCCCAATTCTTAACGTATTTTTTACGCTGTAAGTACATATCTAATCCCATATCTATAATATTGTATTGTTATCTATTTCTAAAAGAATCTTGTAGTCATTAGCTACTTTCCTTAAAAGTATTTCAATATAATACCTTTCATCTGTTTTCATATCCTCAAGCATGTCCATTACATGAAAATAATGGATAGCATCCAACACCTCCTCTTTGGTTACGGAGTGTCGTGTAGGTTTTTTCGGCTGGGGTTTGTTTAATTGTACTACTTTACTCATGATCTAAATAATTTAAAATTTGTTCAAATACTTTTGGGAAATCCCGTGATAATACATCTACGATCTCTTCGTCTTTGTGTTCATCAGACTCTTCGATGTCTACTAGGTGTCTAAGTAACAAGTCAAGTCCTCGGTCAACTCCTGTTTTTTCGGATCTATCGTGACTGTCCTGTACCCACTCATCATCTGACTTAATATCAGTTATGATGTTTTTAATTTTAATAAGGTCCATTTAATTAAATTTTAATTTGTTATTAATATCTTTCCCGGATGCATTCCCAAATGATGGCCTGATATTCATAGCCTTTGAGTCCCACCTTTCTCGCCTCATCTAATAATATACTAGACAATTCATCGTACCTGCTGGGGGTTAGCCCAGACACTACGGTCTTACCAAACATAGCCCTCAGCACCCAAACATCTATCGTAACATAGTCTTCATTTAATGTCGCAATATTCTGTATGAAAGCATGAGTCTTCCTGCTTGATTTGTTTATTCCTACTTTACCCTGTGCAATTGCAAAGGCCTTGTATTTGTTTGTGTTGAATGTACATACCTTTACATCTTCCGGAGGCGTCTTTTCCTGGACTGCCTCAAGTACCTGGCCTGTGTCAAACACATTTCTTTCCCACTTGTTTCGTGGAGATAGTGCAGATAAAACACCTGCTACTGTGTAGACATCAAACTGTCCGTTTGATCTTTCGGATTTTGATCTTACTATTTCATGAGCCTCAGCATACCAAGACTTGCCATTGTAAAGGTGCCTCTCTGTTGATAAGTCAAAATAATTCCTAAGGTTTTTTCTTACCTTGTTTCTCATGTAAGGAGTAATCTTTTTTAATTTCATTTGATTGTATTTTAAGTTATGTAAAAGGGTTGTTCTATTGTCTCAAAGTCTACCTTGTTGTGCAGTTCTTTAGCAATACGCAAGGCATCTTCAAATATATTTACGCCATAGATGTTCCGCCTTGATTTAGCATCTATGATCGTTAGCTCGTTTATTTTTATGTCTATAAGACACCTAACAATAAACGTTCTGTCATTCCTTACCATTGTAAAGGATAACCTGTAATTTGTTGGGGTAATTTTTGCATCTCTAAATGTAGTTTCTAGTTCCATTGGTCATTATTTTCGTTAAAATCATGTTCTAATTCAAGCTCCCATAGGTTGTTGTCATCATTATAAAAGTCATAAGCATTATCTAATGATCCATCGGTTCCTATTCTAATTTCCTCTCTTGATGGTATGTGTTGGCCATAGGGGTTGGTAAATGACTCGTTGGGTAGGAAGTACATACCAAGTTCTAAGCCTCTCGCAGCCTCTCTGCCGACCGATCCCTCCATTGACCATACATAACCATTATCAATCCATTCTTGCATCATCTTGATGCGTGGGAAGTCCTGTTGTCGTTCTCTAATAAATTTTTCTTTTACTTTCATTAGTTTTAAATTTTATTTATCCAATTTATTTCAGTTTTAAATTTCTGCTTCAAAACAACAATAGTCAAGATCAGGATTATCATCAAAGAAGTCCTTAACTTGCTTTCCTAAACGATAGTCTGCATACTCTGATAAATCCTCTTTTGTAACATTGTATTGTTTCTCGGTCTCATCATTGTAACCATCGTTTTCTTCAAACATTTTACTGACCCTTTCAATTGAACC